AAAAGAAAGATATTATCCCTGTAATAACTTGTCCATGACTTCATATCATTGTTTTATTCTTGATCCAGTTGACTATGTAAAAGCTGATTCTCTCGGTGAGATTACAGGAATTGTTCATAGTCATCCAATTACTCCTCCAACTCCTAGTCAAGCAGATTTGATTAGCTGTGAAAACTCTAATTTACCTTGGCATATTGTTAATCCAAAAACAGAACAATGGGGTTATTGCGAGCCAAGTGGTTATAAAGCTCCATTATTAGGAAGAGAGTGGGTATGGGGGATAACAGATTGTTGGTCATTAGTTATTGATTGGTACAAAGAAGAAAAAAATATTGAATTATTAGACTATGAAAGGCCAGCAAAAGTAGAGGATTTTTTAGCAGATCCAGTATTTGAAAGATATTTACCAAGTAGAGGTTTTAGATTATTAACTCCAGATGAAGAATTAATAAATGGTGATGTCTTAGCAATGAGTATCTTTGGACAAGGATTAAATCATGTGGCTATTTTCTTAGATGGGGATGTTTTACATCATTTAGCAGATAGACTATCTTGTAGAGAGCCATACTCACCTTGGTTGTTAAAATGTACAGGAGGGCGGTATCGTTATGTTGCGTAAATTAAAGCTATATGGAGAATTGGCTAAATTTGTAGGCCATAAAGAGTTTGAAGTAAAAGTGCATAATTTACCTCAAGCTATTAGTTTTTTAGTCAATAATTTTCCAGAAGTTGAAGCATATATGAACCCCAAACTTTATCAGGTAAAGATTGGTAATTATGAAATAAATAAAGATGAAATAAATTATCCAATAGGACAGCAAGATATTCATATCGTTCCAGTAATCTCAGGAGCAGGGGGTGGCTTTGGTCGATTTTTTACGGGAGCACTTCTAATTGGTGCGTCATTCTTCTTCCCAGGTGCAGGATTGTTTGGAACTACTGGATTATTTGGTGCTGGTGCTGCTGGTGTTGTTGGTGTTTCTTCATCAAGCGTTTTATTGGGAACAGCTATTGGTACAGGATTAAGTGCTATTGGTGCTGGTATGGTTATTTCGGGTGTTGGTGAAATGTTATTTCCGACTCAACAGCCTACATTTGAAGATAATCCACAAATTTCATTTAATTTTTCTGGTACACAAAATACAGCAAGGGCTGGTACTCCAATCCCTATTGTTTATGGTGAAATATTTACAGGATCAGTTGTCATAAGTGGTGATGTGGATACAGAAGCTGTACAAGTATGACTAATAATAAATATATTCAAATATCAGGAAGTGGCGGTTGTTTTACTGGTAATACTCCTGTGTCTATTCCAGGTGGTATAAAATCAATAAAAGAAATTAGTATTGGTGATATTGTTTGCAGTTTCGATGATAAAGGTACTATTTACCATGCCAAAGTTTTAAAAGTACATGAGCATGAAAACGAACCAGTTATTAAGTACACAATATGGGGCGGTAAAACTTTAGAAGCGACTCCGAATCATTGGGTATTAAATCAATTCAATGCGTTTGTCGGTATAGATACTTTAGGAACTGACGATTGTTTAGTCGATGAGTTTGGTCATTTAAGACCAATTATTGAACGTGAATCTATTGGAACGCATACTGTTTACAACTTAACTGTTGAAGGACATCATACTTTTATTGCAAATACTATTCGTGTTCATAATGCAGGATTAGGGCCAAATATTGCTGGTGCTGGTGGTGGCAGAAGTAGCAAAGGAGGTGGAGGTGGTGCTCCTAATATTACTCCAGATAATCTACATAGTAAGCAGTTTGCTACTTTACTTGATCTTATTTCGGAAGGTGAGATTGAAGGTTTTTCAAGTCCGTCAAAAGAAGGTAGAACCAAAGGAACTACTGCATACTTTAATGCTGCAAAGAAAGATATTTTTTTAGATGATACTCCTGTTTTATCTGCTACTGCTGATTCAACTAACCCACAAAATGCTGAATTTAACCATCAAAATGTAGATTTTGACGTACGTTTTGGAACTGATTCTCAAACTAAAATGTCAAAAGTTTCGGGAAGTTCTTCTGTTTTTAATGTTGGACTAGAAGTTTCAAATGGTGTTCCTGTAACTAGACAACTTACTAACAATAGTGATTTAGATGCAGTAAAAATTACTGTTACTGCACCTCTTTTACAAGAAATTCAAGATGATGGAGATATTGTAGGTTCTACAATTACTTTTAATATTCAAATTCAATATAATGGCGGTGGTTTTACTACAGTTCTTTCTGATACTATAAGAGGAAGAACAGCAGATGCTTATAACAGAGAATATAGAATTGCTCTTACTGGTGCTCATCCTGTTGATGTTCGTCTTGTAAAAACATCTGCAAATAGCACAGATAAAATATCACGAGATTTAATTTGGCAATCTTTTTCAGAATTAGAAGATGATTCAAGTACATATCCTGATTGTGCTTATACAAGATTACGTTTAGATTCAGAATTTTTTAGTAGGATTCCTGATAGAAAATTTAAAATTAGAGGAGTAAAAGTAAGGATTCCAGGTGCAGGAGCTAACTCATCAGGCACTCCAACTGTAGATTTACAAACTGGAAGAGTTGTTTATCCTGCTGGTTATATTTTTAATGGTGTAATGGGTGCTGCCCAATGGACAACGTGCCCTGCTTTAATACTTCTTGATTTATTGACTAATACTAGATATGGATTAGGTAATCATATTGTTGATAGTAATTTAGATTTATTTTCTTTCGTAACTGCAAGTAAGTTCTCAAATGAACTTGTTGATGATGGATTCGGTGGACAGGAAGCTAGATTTGCTTGCAACATAAATATTCAGACAAGTGTTGAGGCTTTTGATGTCATAAGAACTTTATCAGGAATAATGAGATGTATGCCTATTTGGTCTGAAGGAGCATTACTTCTTACTCAAGATAGTCCAAAAGATCCAAGCTATTTATTCACTTTGGCTAATGTCGGACAAGAAGGGTTTAGCTATACGGGAAGCAGTTTAAAAACTAGAGCTACAGTTGTTGCAGTTTCTTTTTTCAACATGGAAACTAGAGATTTAGATTTTGAAGAAGTCGAGGCAGAAGCAGCTTATAAAAATAAATATGGACATAATTTAAAAAGAGTTAAAGCATTAGGTTGTACAAGTAGAGGACAAGCTAGAAGATTTGCAAAAGCAATATTATTTACAGAACAAAGAGAAACAGAAGTAGTTAATTTCTCTGCTTCAATGGAATCAGGAGTAGTAGTCAGACCTGGAACTATTATTAGTGTTGCCGATCCAGCAAGATCAGGTGTAAGAAGAGGAGGAAGAATAAACAGTGCTACAACAACTCAAATAACTGTAGATGATTCAGATGCAACTGATTTATCTGATGAAAATAATCCTAAATTAAGTGTAATATTACCAAATGGGACAGTTGAGACTAAAAATATAACTGCAATATCAGGAAAAATAATTACTTTAGCTAGTGCTTTAAGTCAGACACCAAATTCTAATAGTGTTTGGTTACTTGAAAATGATACTGTCTCTGCTCAATCATTCAGAGTTATGTCTGTTGAAGAATTTGATGGCATTAATTATAAAATAACCGCATTAGCCTATGTAAATGAGAAATATGCGTTTATCGAAGATAATCAACCAATTCCAGTACAACAGATAACAACTTTAAATCTTCTTAAACCGCCTCCTAGTGGTTTGTCAGCCAATGAAACTATAGTTCTTATTAATAATCAACCTGTATCTAAACTAATTGTTAGATGGCAACCTGTAACTGGTGTTTCAAGTTATTTAGTTAATTATAGATTCAAAGATAATAATATTATTTCCGTTACAACTAGTAGTCCTGACTTTGAAATTATCAATTCACAGGTAGGATCTTATGAAATATCTGTTCGTAGTTTAAATGCAGCATTAGAACCTAGTGCTACAGATGTTAGTGAAACTTTTACAACTATCGGTAAAACTGCTGTTCCTACTGATGTATCAGGTCTTACTGCCGAACCTATAAATGAAAAATTAGTAAGATTACGTTGGAATTTAGCAACAGATTTAGATGTTACTCATGGTGGTCGTGTTTATGTAAGACATTCTTCAAAAGTTGATGGAACGGGATCTTTTTCTAACGCTACTGATTTGATCGAAGCATTAGCTGGTAATACGACACAAGCAGAAGTTCCGTATCTTGAAGGAGAATATATTTTAAAATTTCAAGATGATGGAGGTAGATTTAGTGCTGGTGAAACAAGTGTAATTTTAGAATTACCAGATAATATTGATGCAAAAATTTTACAAACAAGAAGAGAAGACCAAGATGTACCTAAGTTTCAAGGAATAAAAACAGATGTTGCTTTTGATGCTACAACAAACTCTCTTAACTTAATTGGTGGTGGTTTGTTTGATGATATTGGTGGAAGTATTGTAGGAACATTTGATGATGTTGGTTCTATAGACGATCTTGGCGGCATCAAACCACTCGGTACTTATGAGTTCGGTGGAACGGCTGGAGGTACAACTTTGGACTTAGGAGATGTGTTTAGTCTTGACCTCAAACGTCACTTCTTAACTGAAGCATTTTTCCCTTCAAATTTACTTGACTCTAGGAAATTAGCATTTCCTACTACTGGTACTTTTGATGGAGATGTTGCAACAGAAGTGAACGCAGAAATGTTGGTACGAGTTACTCAGGATAATCCTAATACTGGATCTCCTACTTATAGTGGATTTCAGACCTTTGCTAATGGAACTTATAAAGGAAGAGGTTTTCAATTTAAAGTGAATTTAACAAGTGATGATCCAGCACAGGATATTCGAGTATTCCAGTTAGGTTATACAGCTTCTATGCAACGAAGAACGGAACAAAGTGCTGCAACCATAGCAAGTGGAGCAGGAGCAAAGGCAGTTACGTTCCAACACGCTTTCTTTACAGGAACTTCAGGACTTGGAGGTGTGAATAGTAGTTTGCCTTCTGTTGGTATTACAGCTTATAATATGGCATCAGGAGATTTCTTCGAGGTTACTAATGTCACTGGAACGGGATTTAATGTACATTTCAAAAATTCATCAAATAATTCAGTTGATAGGAATTTTACATATCAAGCTGTCGGATTTGGTAAAGCAAGTTAGAATGAAATCAATATTTGTTTTATAAATGGCTAGACCAGGCTCTACTACCAGCGAAACAGGTAATAATTATCAAACCGCCAATGGAACGGGTGCTGCGGTTCGTGCGAAGTTAAATGAAATATTTCAAGCATTAAGAACAATAAGTTCTGGAAGTAGCGATCCATCGGGAGCAGCAAATATAGCTCAGTTTCAGCCTCACATAAATACATCTACTAATGAATTAAAAATAGCAACAGCAGTTTCGGGTGATACAGCAACTTATGTTGTTCTTGGGAAGATAAATGAAGCAAACTTTGGTCACGCAGCATTATCAGGAGCAACATTTACTGGAGATGTTATACATAACTACACAACAGCTTTACAAATACCTGTTGGAACTACTGCACAAAGACCTGGTTCTCCCTCAACGGGAGACTTTAGATTTAATAGTACAACTACTTCTGCTGAAATATATAACGGATCTGAGTTTACTGCTGTGGGAGGCGGTGCTGGAGCTACGGGAGGAGGTAATGATGAAGTATTTTTTGAATCGGATACTAATGTAACGACAAACTATACGATAACATCAGGAAAAAATGCACACACAGTTAGCCCTGTTATAGATAGTGGTGTAACTGTGACCGTGCCATCTGGTAGTTTACTTGTTATTCTTTAATTATGGCTTTAAACATTAACGGCACTACTGGTATTTCTGGAGTTGATGGGTCAGCGAGTGCAGCTTCCATAGCTGGTACTGACGCAAATACGGGATTATCATTTGCATCTGATACTGTCAATATAAATACAGGTGGAACGACTAGAGCAACTGTTAATAGTGCTGGAAGATTTTTGGTGGGAACTGATACCGCAGGGGATGGTGGATTACATCAATTTACAATCGGAGATTCAAGTCACACAGGAATAACTTTAAGAGGTGGAACTTCATCTAATGCAAATATTTATTTTGCAGATGGAACTTCTGGTACTGATGAATATAGAGGATATGTTCAATATCAACATGGTTCAGATGTTTTGGCTTTTGGGACTAGCTCCTCAGAACGTGTTCGCATAGATTCGTCAGGCAGATTACTCGCAGGGCGTACAAATAATATCTCAGTGGGTGGTGATGCTAGTGACCATTGTTTTGAACAATTAACTGATAATGGTTATGCGTTAACTGTACATTCCAACAAAGCTAACCAAAGAGGAATAGGAGTTTATTATCCATCTGGTCAAACACCTGAAGCTGCATTTGCCTTTCAAATAGCTAGTAGTTTTAAAACTCTTATCAGGCAAGATGGTGACTTAGAAAATGCTAATAACAGTTATGGTGGTATATCAGATGTATCACTAAAAGAGAATATTGTAGATGCAAATTCCCAATGGGATGATATTAAAAATATAAAAATAAGAAACTACAATTTCAAAGCATCTACTGGTCAATCAACACATAAACAAATAGGTGTCATTGCACAAGAATTAGAAACAGTTTGTCCTAATCTTGTAGATGTTACTAGAGAAACTGGAAAGAAAAATGTTGCTTATTCTGTTCTTTATGTAAAAGCTGTTAAAGCATTACAAGAGGCTATGGCTAGAATAGAAACATTAGAAACAAAAGTAGCTGCATTGGAGGCTGAATAAATGACAGCAAAGATTAAACTAAACGCAGCATCAGGTGGTGGGTCAGTAAGCCTAGAAGCACCAACATCTACAACAGGAAATGCAAATGTAGAATTTAAACTACCAGTGGCAGACGGAACATCTGGGCAAGCTTTAACCACAAATGCTAGTGGTCAATTAGCATTTGCTACTGTCTCAAGTGCAATACAAACGACTTCTGGAACGGATAATTTTACTATTGCTGACGGAAATTTAGTAATTGGTACTTCTGGTCATGGTATAGATTTCTCTGCTGCTGGTAATATCAGTGGAATGACAAATGAGTTACTTGATGACTATGAAGAAGGAACTTTTACACCTTATCCCGTAAATGGTTGGGGTATATTAAATGGTAGTGCCTTAGATAATGGATCTTCTGCTGACGTTGCACAAGGTAAATATGTCAAAATTGGAGCTACAGTTTACGTTTTCTTTACTTTTAAAGAAGGTAATAGTTCAGGAGCAAGTTTTCAAGGCAGTAAAATTTTATTTTATGGTATGCCTTATCAATCAGAAGGTCAATATGGAACTGGTTCAGATGTTGAGGCTCACCCATTAAACGGATTTGGAAATAATTTAAGTAGCAATGGTGTAGGTTTATTTTTTAGACCAGATTCTAGTGGTTCAACAGTAGGTGGTTGTCATGCCCAAACATCTACTGGTCAAACTGACTTTACAGGACAGCATCTTTCTAATGCTGGGCAAATTTGGTTCCACGGAACCTACAAAGTACACCCTTAAAAACTTTATTAATTATGGCATTATCAGAAACAATTGAATACGACAAGATAGAAATTGTTGGAAAGTACAAAACAGTGCAAATCCGCAAAGCAACTGTTATCAAGAAAGATGACACAGAAATATCAAGGTCTTTTCATAGATATTTTCTAACTCAAGGAACTTTAGATCCAAGCGGTAATTATGTGGAAACAGATATAAGTTCCGAACCAGCAGAAGTTCAAACAATATGTAATGCTGTATGGACAACCGATGTAAAAGCTGCTCATAAAGCTTTTCTTATAGCTAACAAATCGAATTAATCATGTCAGAAATCAAAGTAAATTCGATAAAAGGTGTAGGAGCTAGTGCTGCTGCCATTACTGTCAACAATACCGATGGAACGTGTACTGCCAATATTAGTTCTCTTAATGGCGGTCAGTTTGGTAATAGAAACAAGTTGATAAACGGGGGAATGCAAATTGCCCAAAGAGGAACATCAATTACAACTGGCGATAATGCAGAACACTACACAATGGATAGATGGGCTTTATATGTTCAAAACTCTAATTCAAGATTTACAGTTACCCAAAGCACCGATACCCCAGATGGTTTTGGTAATTCGCTTAAAATTGATTGTACTACTGCGGATACTTCTACAGCTTCAAACGAGGAAGTACAATTTCAACAGAAAATAGAGGGATTTAATACACAAGATTTTGCAAAAGGAACTTCTTCGGCAAAACAATATACTTTATCTTTTTATTTAAAAACTACCAAAACAGGAACATATATTGTAAATCTTCTTGGAAGAGACAATACAACAAGTAACGTTGCTGCTTCATATACCGTAAGTGATACAAACTGGAACAGATATACAATAACATTTCCCGCGGATACAAATACTAACCGAACAGATAATAATGACAACGGAGAAGCGTTAAGGGTTGTTTGGTGGCTAGTAGCGGGTTCAGCAGTACAAAGTGGAAGTTTAGGAACAACGTGGGCTAATTCCTCTGATGCGGGAAGAGCTACAGGACAGGTTAACTTTGCAGATTCAACTTCAAATGATTGGTATATTACGGGCTGTCAATTAGAAGTAGGTAGTGTGGCAACAGATTTTGAGCATAGGTCATTTGCACAAGAGCTTGCTTTATGCCAAAGGTATTATGTATCTTACCCTGCTGGTTATATTGGTGGAGGTAGAGGTGGTTCTGGAGGTAGCCTTCTTTTATATAATTATTATTTACCAACACCATTAAGGGGTTCACCTACATTTGAACCAAGTAGTGGATGGTCAAGTTCTAATGGTATTCGAGCATATAAATATAATGGCCAATCAGACTCTACTAATACACCAACTTTAGGAAGTGGTGGTTACATTGCAAATTCAACTTTTGTATATACATCAATGGCAGGGCATAGTATAGATGATGATAGAGTAGCTAGTTTTACTCATAACAATACACTTGCTTTAAATGCGGAGCTTTAAATTATGGCATATCCAACAAACCCTATTTACAAACTTTATAAAGACCCTATAACAAATCAAGTCACTTCAGTATTTAGAACAAGAAATAGCATGGAAGTAGCTATTCCATTGGACGAAGCAAACACTGATTATCAAGAGTACCTAGAGTGGGTAGCAGAGGGAAATACAGCCGAAGCTGCTGATTAATTAACCTTTTCGTGCATCTGCCTTGTCATTAACCCCATAGTGACGTAGAGAGGGGATAGAGCTACAATAAGCAGTAATACAAGCACACTTGAAAAAGATAGTGCTTTTAAAATTGCAAATTTAATCATGTTTCAAAAAATTGCTAATGTTTTGAGTATTGTCTCATTTGTAATGGTAACTTCTGTTATTGGTGGAGGGTACTTTGGATATAAATATGTAACATCAGAGCAGTTCCAAACAAAGATGATGAATAAAGTTCTTGGAGGTGTTCAAGGAATGATGCCAAAAGTTTTAGAGAAAGGACTACCTGATATTACTGGCCCATCTTTACCAGTACCACCAACAATGGGTGAATCACAAATATAATTGGAAATACCCGAGATCTATATTCCTGAGATATATGTTCCAGATGTACCAGAGATATATAGGCCACATTACATAGAGATAGCAAAACCACCTGATATTGATGTTCCTGGTTGTACATATCAACATCGAGATATAAAGAATACTGGTAATCGTAATTTGTTATTGGATGATCCTAATGGAGTATATACAACGTGCGATGTACCATTTCCTAGTTTCATTCCTCTTGACTATACACCTGAGAATTTGGTCATTACAGAAGAACCGCTTATCAATAATGAAACACCAGCTTTACCAGAAACACAGACACCAGATGCAACAATACCAGAAAAAAAAGAAGAAGAGATAGTTATTCCTGATTGTCCTGGTAAAAATGACAGAAGGGTAGGAGAGTTTACATCAGAGTTGCGTATAGAGAGAGTTAAGGGGTATAAGAGGGGAGAAGATGGTATTGAATGTATTGCTATCTATGAAGACGTTCCGTTTATCGATCAATACATCCCAACTGCTAGTGCTGTTGTTAATACAGTTGTTATTGCTACTGTCGCTGCCTCTACTCCATTACTACTTAATGTTATAAAACCATTAGTAAAACAGGTCATAAATAAGTTTACAAAAAAGAAAAAAGAGAAGTAAAATAATAAAACCCTATTCGACAAGGCAATGGATAGGGCGT